ATCCAACATCAGATCATATGGAATTCAAGTTAACTCAATTCGGTGGTCGTACTGGTGTGGATGAAAAGGGTACCAAGTTGGATGATGATGGATTAACACACAAATTAGGACATGGTCTTAAATTAGTGATAGATATGAATCATCCAGAGGGAGTTGGTCAACACACACTTGAGGGCAAGATTGTTGCTGGAGATGCTGGCGAAACTACTACCTATGAGGGTGGATCTGAAGCTGCTTCGACATTTAAAAAATAAAGGTCTATTGAATGGAAATGTTAATTATGGATTTTTATAAATTAGATGATGATAATTTCTTGATGTTTGCCATGAAAAACTATGACAATCCTCAATGCAAAAACATTGAAGAGTTTCATGAGGACATGAATAGAATCAAGTACCTGAAGAGATTGTTTAGAAAATACAAGACTTCTGGTGTGCTAAGAGAACGATTGATATTGAATCATTTGATTATATTTTGTAATGTTTTTGGTGTGGAGGCAGCAGCTCGTTTGTTGTTTTCACGAATAGAGGAAGATCTACATCTGTATTTGAAAACCTTTCTAGTGTACTTAAACACATTACCCGAAAGCATACCTGATATAGATTTGATTGCAATTCCTCTTGACAGAAGAATCATAACTAAACTTCGCGAGATCGTATGAACCCAAAACCAGTATATCTTCTAGAAGACATTCGAGATTGGTTCAAAATGAACGAGTCTGCAAAAGCTCCACCCGATAAAAAGGAAATGAAGCAGATTGTTGATTATCTCAAGGGATCTATTCACAACCCAAATAGATTCTATTATCTTCTGTTGTTATCTGGCATGAATGGTTCAAAAGCCAATAGTTTGATGTATGATGTGAAGCATCCATTTTTGCGTACCAGTAATCTGATATATCGCAAAAGAATGTTGGGACTGCTGAAAAACATAATCGATGCAATAACACACGATCAATTGTTGTATAATCGCGTTCGTTCGATGGCATATAGCGGCAATCTGAAATTACAAGAAGAAGTCACTGCTGGTGGAGGTAGTGGACAATCGGGTGGCATGGTTGGTGGAACTGGTGAAACCACTATTGGTACCACCCCATCTCCATACGACTTTGACATTGCTGGGGTTAGACCTGTGCCAGATGCACAGAATGTTGTACCTCCAACAAAGAAAAACAAAAAACGATTAGCAAAAGAATATCTTAAATTTGCACAATTGAACAGGAGACACCGATGATTTCTACAGAATTAATAAGTTTAATTGGTGGTGGCTTTGTAGGATTTCTATTCAGATACTTGGCACAAAAGAGTCAAGATCAAAAAGACATATTCGACCGTTTAATCACTGCTAATAAACAAACAACAGATAATCAAGACAAGGCTGCGTTACGAGTTCCTCTTGATACTGGCAGAGCTGTTCGTCAAATAATTGTACTAACAGTTTTATTTGGTGCATTTGCTGCACCATTCATTTTACCATTCTTCGGTGTCCCCACATTCGTAGAAGTTGATGCAACTACCCCAGAAGGATTGTTTGGCATAGTTCCACAATCTACTAGAAAGTTCTTTGTAGAGATAAATGGATTCTTGTGGGCATCAGAAAACAGACAAGTTCTACTGAGTATTATTGGATTCTACTTTGGAACATCTGCAGCTTCTACCAACAAACAATAAGGAAACATAATATGAAATACTTTTTACTTTTAATTTCTATGATTGTTGCTGGGTGTAACACATCTCCTATTATCATTCCAGATACAAGCGGAGATAATGTTGTTATGTTGCAGTTAAAGGATCAAATCTTACAACCAGGCGGAGTAAAAGCCAGCTATGGTTGGGTGTTTTGGTATGTGCCAATAGTCATAATATCATCATTCTGGGCATACAGAGAATTTGTTCGTAGACCACTTTTATGCGAAGAAGACGGTAAGCTAAAAGACGAATCAAAGACACCAACTCCACCAACTTCAGTCTGATAGTTTGCTGTGTAGCATTTTACAAATATAATAAGAATCGACTATATCTGACACCGGGCTTGAAACATCTTTCTTGTCCGGTGTTATTAATTCTTTCAGCCGCATATTGTTCTCTAGGGAGAAAGCATCATGCATTCCCTCTTTATCTGAATTTCCCTTGCCAGTGGCAAATTTCTTAACTTCACTTGGAGTCAATATGGTAAGAGGAATACCTCTTTGGTATATCTTATATTTCAATACTCCGGTGTTCTCCGCGATGTGGAAGACTTTACCCTTGGCACCGTAGGCATACCCCTCCAGAGCGATTGCTGAGCATCCTAGAAGCACTTCGATAGCCCAATCTGCGATTGTTTCATATCTTTCGATATCACAATCCCAGTCTAAAAAGGTTTCCCCTATTATATTAGTTAAATGACTCTTGGCGTACTTTTTGGTGTCTGTTAGGAAGTAAAATGTACACTTGCTGAAAGCGAACTTCCCTTCTCCGGAGAAGACACATATTGCAGGCCCAGTCAAAGAATAATCGATACCAGCTATTATCATACATCTTATCTATTCTCCCCAATTACGATGTCAATCCATTCTTGATATAAAAATATATGAGTAGCAGAATTTTCGAATGGCTGTGTGCCATACAATCCAAAAGACGATATGATGCCACATAAATTACCACCAGCCTCAAATACTGCACCACCAGAATCACCAAACCAAATAGTTCCAGATATTGGTAAAAACTTCATGTTAGTGGGATCTTCTACTACTGTTCCGTAATAGAAAAATGTTCCGGGATTGCTTTTCTTCTTTACACAAAAACTATAACCAACTGTAGTAATTGCTTCTAATCGGGTAAGATCTAGATATGATCCAACAATTGCCGGTGTTTCCGTACAATCTGTTTCGAGTATTAAAACACCAATGTCATTAGATGTTGATCGTTTATTGTATGCTGGACATGGGATTGCTTTCTTAATCTTCACTCGCTCACACATATTAGTTTCAAACCAATATGGAGCATCTCCATCAATACAATGTGCTGCAGTTAATGCAACATTAGAAGAGATGAGAACGCAACTCCCAATAAGTTCTCCATTCTCTCGTAATACTTTCCCCACACAACCAAATGAATCATGTTCTCCTTCTTGTATGACTTCGAAGTTCCGGGAAATGCAGCCGGGAAGTTCTTGATCAGGAGTAGTTTCGACCACTTCGGATCGAGTTCCATCTGATTGTGTGGAGGATGATGCGGGGGCTATACCTTTGCAGGCGTTTATCGTCGCAATAAAGGTTGCTAGGAAAATCGCTAGACCCTTGCTCATACACTATTATTTATATTGGCTGGCTAAATAAAAATCCCGATTTTTATCGGGATTCTTATATTCACTTAAGCTTTTTGGGGTTTACTTGTTTGGGGGGAGACAACAGAGACAATCTAGTTTCGATGCTGTTGCTCAAGTCACTTAATGCAGCCCATACTGCTTGATCATTCTCATCGATTTGACTACGAACACTTTGAATATCTTGTTCAATATCTCTTCGCATATTTATTTCTCTAGTATCTTCTCGTTCGCTAAAGAGTTGTTTCTTATATGATCGGTTTTTCAATTCCGATAAAATATAAAGAACAGTCATAATACAAAACGAAACGATCAAAATCCAAACACATTGCACTGGTGTAAACATAGTATCTCCTTTATCTTGTTGTTAAATCTACAATTTCACATGAATTCGCACTACAGGCATAGATTTGTGTTCCCGTAGTAGTGTCTTCTTTCTCATATAACTTAAGTTGAGACCAATCTATATCTTTTGGCATTTTACTCAACATGGCTTCATATTCTTCCTTGGTGCAATCTTGATATGGTGCTTGACGATACGAATGATCACTGTGTGGCAAGAAAGAAATACCACTGATCTCATCGAAATGCTTATACACCCATGCACCAACTTCCATCCATTCGTGTTCCTTCACGCTAATTGTCACAGATGGTTTGTGTTCACACCAGAAATTCTGATATGTTAACCACAGTTCCAAATGTGCAATTGCACTCAAACCATCTCTTGTAATAGAACCCACTGCTTTCATTGGGAATGCGAACACCATAACCGAATCTGGTTTCATTACACACTTTTCGTGTGGGAACCCCAACTCAATCATCATATTGCAAAGCGGATCTTTTTGATCTGCACGGACAGTACGAATGTAGTATTCTGCATGACGAGCATGAATACCTGATGCTGCATCGACCAACTGTGAAACTGTGCCACTTGGTTTTACACAAGTAATTGCTGCAGCAGGATTGATTCCAAGTCTCTTTGCCCATTCTTTATTAACAGCAATGGCAGTTTTTCTTAGATCGTACAGTAAAGCTTCTAGAGCAGCTCCTTTATCATAGGTCAACTTGTTGTCTAGTATGCCAGTCAGAGACACACCCAACAGAGCCTCTTCTTCGCAATTCTTTTTCCATTCACTAGAGAGGTATGGGAAATTGGTCAGCGATGCTTGCCAAGTTCCAAGAATACTAGCAAGACGAATCTTTCTTAATAGACTCTCTTTGGTATCATCACTTCTGATGATGACTTCTGTTAGATTGCAAAATTGACGATCACGAAGAATGATTTCCGAACATGGATTAGTACCAAATTCGTATGTTGCATCTCTACGATCACCAAGTTTCTCTACAGTCTTTTTAGCAGCATCGCGATTAAACAAACCACGCTCACCACTCTTAGACTTGTAAAGAGACAACCATTCTTCCATGAACATACCAATTTCTGGTCGTTCTGTATACACAGCAGAATTATTTGCTAGTGCTCGTTGTGGATTAGCTTCCCACCATGCACCTGTCTTGGAGTCGCGCATACGGTCATCCGCGAGATTCGATAAGCTAATAAGAGCAGATCTACGGACTCCTCCGACAACGACAATCTCCGCAATTTTACAGACGATATCATGGCATTCGAGTGAGGTGAGTTTCCGCCCAGCCGCTCTCTTAAAAGTATCACTGGTGAAACGGAAAAGATCTTCGAGAGGCTTAGGTCCACTGGCTCTTCCACCAAAAGTCTTGAGCCGTGCGCCAGAAGGTCGTACTTTAGATACATCCCATTTTGGTAATTGACCTCCAATGAGTAGGGATACAAGTTCTTTATACGATTTAGCCCAACCAGCCTTACTGTCCTGTACAATGATTGTAGTATCTGACTGAGTGAATTCTTCAGCGATTGTAGGCAACTTATCAACATATTGCTTTTCCACACTGAAACCAACACCAGTACCGCACATAAGAATATATAAAATTTCATCAAATGCCCTCACGCGATTAATTGCCAAATACGAACAGTTATAGCCGGCTGTATGATCTCTTTCGAGTGCTTCTCCAGCAGTCATCAAAGATCTCATGCTTGGCATAATTTCAAGATTGAGAACAGCGGTTTTTAACTCTTCGCGTTCTTCTTTTGTTAGTTTTACTTTTTGATCCTTCAGATGACTGTCGAAGAATTTAAAATATCTCTCGACAGTTTCTTCCCAAGATTCTCTACGATTCTCTTCCTCCAACCAACGGGAGTAACGGGAAAGGTGAATAAAATCTTGATAAAGTGTTGGTAATTTCATTAATATACATCTCCTAAAGTGATATTGTATCACACTATATGTTTTTGTCAATTCTCAGGTACGGTATTTAGCTATCAAAAACTTCCACCATCTAATTCAGACACTACTGCTGTTGATGTGGAAGATAAAATATCCACAGTGATATTATTTTTATTTGTTGTTAATTCTACATTTCCTGTAAAATTTATCGAACGGGCTGCTTTAGCAACCTTTTGTCCATTTTTATAAACAGTAACATTGCCACCGCCGCCACCCTGTGCAGCAGCAGAATTTACTTGATCTGCTATTTTAGTCAGATATGTTTGGTCTAGTGCTAGTGTAGAGTTATCCAATTTAAGTGGATAAGTTGCAGAGACAATTCCTATATCTCCCTTTTCTCCTTTTACCCCTTGGATGCCTTTAGCACCGGCTTTACCAGCTTTTCCTGTGCTTCCAACAAGTCCTTGAATTCCTTGTATTCCTTGTATACCCTGAATACCTTGTAATCCAGGAACTCCCGGTTCTCCTGTATCTCCCTTATCGCCCTTTTCTCCTTTAGGACCAGAAACACCCATTTGCCCGGATACACCAGTTGATCCAATAGGCCCTTGTGGCCCAACATCTCCCTTTGCGCCATCATTTCCATTCTTACCGTCTTTTCCTGGCATTCCAATTGGACCAATTGATCCCGTAAGTCCACGATCTCCTTGATCGCCTTTAGTGCCGCTATTGCCTTGTAGCCCATCGAGTCCCCTTTCTCCGGGTTCCCCTTTCGGGCCGGATGGTCCTAGATCACCGCGTTCTCCTTTTTCTCCGCGTTCACCGATGAAGCCACGATCACCACGATCACCCTTTTCTCCCTTTGTTGGTACTTGTGTTGTTACAGGTACATGAACAGTTTGTTCTAGTAATACGGGAGTCACTTCAATTTCTGGCACAAACTCTATAGGCGTATGTATATTAACAAATTCAAATAACTTATCAATTTGCTTTTCTTTGGCTATACCACCAACTATTTTTAGAATAAAAGAATTAGATTCGTCTATGAAATAAAATTCTCCGATACCATTCAGTTTTACTGTATATTCAGGAAATCCAGACTCTATTAGAGTATTGTACAGATCATCCTTGATATGGGTATAGATCCCCGTCTTAGCCTCACCCAAATCAACAGTTAAGCGTAAACTCTCCCCATAGCGGGACACTCCACCGGACAGCTTAGCAAGGAGCCTAGTGGGTTCTGGGACATTATACGAGGAGAACGCAGTGATCATATGTGATTATTTAGTAGTTAATGCTAACCAAGAAACTGGGTATAGGGGTTGAATCGTGTCATAAATTGCTTGTGCATATTGGCGCACTTCCCATTGTGCATGAGGATCTATACGCTGTGAGTACACTCTAGCATATGCAGAAAGAGAGCCAGTCCACCACCATTGAGTATATGTACCCTGCGGAAGAACAGAACGAGCCTGTTCTGGTGCAACACCCCTTTTAAGCAGTTCTTCATAAGTCTGAAGAGCATCTTTAGCGGTTATTTCATAATTACGATTCACCGTATTGTATGAATCGTCAATTGGCATAAAATCCTCAGATCCTTGCTTTGCTCCGTTTGTTGGTTTTCCACGCCAACGAGGTACATAAATTTCTGGCATATCTGCAACATAACGACGAGAAATTTCATTCTCAACAAACCCAACCTTGTGTTTGAAAAGTTGAGTGCGAATGAATATTGGGGCTTTGATTCTTAATGTTATTTGGGGATGAGCAAATGGAGTCCAATGCTTATGCTTTGCCAAATAATTTATTAATTTGCCATCTCTCTCGTCAAACGCTGTGCTTTCAGAATTGAAAGACACTCTTGCTGCATTTACTACAGTAAGATCGCTTCCCATGTGCATGACATATTGAACAAACCCCTTATCAAGAACATCAATCTTTGTCTTTTCCATTTTGTTCCTCATCACCAAATTTAAATTCCACACCATCAATTTGCACATAATCCATTGCATAATCTCTAGCGCGTTTCCACATTTCGGGATCTATTTCTTTAATATATTCTGCAAATCTTATGCCAAATTCAGCAATTGCTTCTGTTGTTATGATCCATGCTTGTTGCTCTTCACTTAAGCCGTCGAATTCGATTTCAATGTCTCCCAAGTCAACAACTTCTGAATCTTCGTTTGATTCTTCGATGTAGCTTGTTGGGAACTGTGAAGTTTCTTCCGAATCATCTGATTCAATCTCGTCTTCGTCTTCATAATATTCATCCTCGTGTTCGTCTTTGTAATCTGACATATTAGACCTTCTTCCATTTGGTGAGTCTGAACATTGCTTCCGGACCAGAATATGTGTTATGATCTATAAGTTTCTTGATTTCGTTTGAAGTTCTTCCACGCAAAATCATATCATTCACATCTTTACCAGTTATACTATCTGGCCAGATACACACAGTCTTACCAGTATTTATTAATTTGTGATATTGCTGAACCACATGTTTGTTTCGTGGTTCATTATCTAGCACATAAATCAATTTGGTTTTTGCAAACAGACTGGTATCTATTTCATGATTCATACCAAGGATTGCTATTCCATTTGGTATAAACAACGAATCTAATGGTCCTTCTAGAACATATACAATAGAATTCAGATCCACCTGATCGACACCAAAACACAACTTCTCATTTTCATCAAATTTGATAGTAACATACCGAAGTGCGTTATTATCCAATGCTCTACCCTGAAACCCTATGAGTTCCTTGTTGCGATTTAAAATTGGAATTATGAGTCTAGGCTCTTCTCCAACATCTTTATCTACCAATTTCTTAACAAATTCTGAGAAGTTTTCTGCATAATATAAAGTATTCCATAATTGTTGTGGAATTTTTCTTTTTATGACATACTGCTTGCACAGATGATCTGTATCCAAACTGCTAACAGTTGGTAGATTTATTCTTTTCGCAAACTTAGGGGCTTCGATCTTTATCTCA